TTGATTGACAATAGAATCTTTATCATCTATTTTTGAAACCTTCATTATTCCATCGGCTCCAATAGCAGCATATGTCTTATTTTTTAACATTTCAGCATCCAAACAATCCATCGTCTCATAGTAATATTTTGCAGTTAATATCTTGTCCTTTTTATTTTCGATTGCATCTTTTACAAGATTATATACTGTATTAGCTTCCTTCTCCTCCTCTTCTTCTTGTTCAGGTTGTTGTGGTTGTTGTGGCTCATTATTTTGAACAACAGGAGTTGTTGGAATTGTGTTTTCGGGCACAATATTTTGTACTTCTTGTTCCTCTTGAGGAGGTTCTATGACGTTTGATTTCGGTGTATCAACTTTGTTTACAGGGGTTTTAGGTACTGGCGAAACCTTATTTGTTTTAGGTTTCGGAGCGGTACTCATTGTTGGCACCGTTTGTGCGTTGTTAATCAAATTTTTGATTATCTTTATTCTAGCTCGTTGGCTCATCAAACACCTTTTTTACCCCAACAACCCATTGTCTATATATTATGAAATTATTATTTTGTGTTGGATTGCCGTTATCAACTATTACAAAGCTTACTTTTAACTTCCAATTATCTGCCGGTTTAGGTACGCTAATCCATGGTGAAATTAAAAACACCTCAACACTTCCAGCTTTCTTAACTTGGGTATCTTTACTATCAACAATTCTAGTCTCTCTTGGTTTAACAGATTGAATATCATAATAAGGAAGATTTTTATAGAAAGCATCAATCATGCTTTCTTCTGTAACTTTATCTTGTAGATCAGAAAAAGCCATAGGATCTTCGTGCTCTTTTGAAAATTCATCGGTAGAAAATTCTCCGGTTGGCTTGTTTCTTAATTTGCCAGTAAAGACAGCAGCAGCCCAAGAAGTAAATAGAGATTTAACTCCGCTTCTATTGCCAACTATATTTGTACCATATTGTATGTCAACACCAAATTGTTTTCCAAAATCACTTAGGTTCTTATAATGCACACCATCCTTTTTATATCTTTGTATGTAAGATTCAGGCTGTGCTCTATATCTAGGCTCATTGGTTAATGCCCTAATCTTTTTTACAGTTTCAGATAAAGCATCTATCTTTGGTTGCAACTTCATTATCTCTTCTTCATACTTATCAACATCTAAATCATCTATAGCTTTTTCTACACTTCTTATTGTATCATACGTATCAACAAGCTTAGGTTTTAAATCGCTTGTTTCTTCAATCATCTCTTCTACATTTTCTCTTTTTGATTTATCAAATAGGCTAAGTATTTTATTCTTTAATCTAGACAAAAAGCCAGCAGTAACAACTATATCATTTGTTCTTTTTATTTCTTCGGCTATTTTGACTATTTCGTGCATGTTTAGTCTCCACCATGCTGATCTTCGTCGTACTCAGATTCATATCCAATACTTTCATCACTTTCTACAGGTGGTGGCGCTTCTTCTGTTGGCATTTCTTCTGGAGGAATAGGCTCTCCTTCCATAGATTGATACATCATATCTTCAAACTTCTTCCAAGCAGCTAAAAATTGTTCAGTTTCAGCAAACCTCTTAAAGTTACTACCAAAACCATTTTTACCTTTTACGGTGTCCCAATAAGCTTGAGGGTCCCCTTGAGATCTTAAATTGTCTAATGTCTTTAAGGTAGATAGATTTGCATTAAACATATTTGTCATTGCGTTATAAACGGTATCAAAACCCCTTTTCAATTCTTTTCCAGACTGAGTCCTTCCCCAGAACCATGACGCTAGAAAAGCTTCAGATATCAATTCTGGATTTTGCTCCAAAGCAGTTTTCTCTTCTGGCTCTAATCTAGCATAATCATCACTTTGACTAGTAAACCATTTTTCTATAAATCTTCTCAAGCCAGAAGGTCTTTCCATTTCCCATTGTTGATCAACATCTATTTTCTTTTCAACAATTTGGTTCGGGTTATATTCGGGTTTTCTACCAATCTCGCTAGAAATATAATAATCTATGCTCTTTAGTTTTTCAGCCTCTAAACCAACTTTTTCTGCAAACTTAGTTCTCATATGTTGACCAAGCTCAATTAAAACAGCTTGTTCTCTTAAAAATGCAGAAACATCCTGAGCAAATTTAACAGCCTCTAACCTTCTCTTGTCTTTTTTCATTTCTTTTAGATAACCGCTTTGTTTTCTAGCAATGTCTCTAAATATATCATCGGCTTTTACAACAATATCAAGAGCTTCTTTGTAAATATCCGATCTTGCGGATAAATACTTTTTACCAATATAACGCAAAGGGGATAAAACATTGCTTACGCTTCTACTTTGAGATGATTTTTCCATTTATACCTTAAACAACTAATCTACTAAGATTGATATAGAAATCTTAGTAGTTTATTATTTTGCCATTTGAATTATTCGGCTCCGGCTTCTCCACCGCCACCCATTGGTGGCGCGGGTATACCTCCGCCGCCTCCCATACCACCGCCTAAGCCTCCTCCAAGACCGCCACCTTCTTCTTCACCAGCTACGGGTGTTTCATCAGGCGATTCGCCGGGTACAGGTACATCGGGTAGGTCAGGAATTTCTTCATCTTCACCTAAAGCTCTAAGTTCTGTAAGACTCATCTTAGAAAGCATTTCATCTTCCTTAACTTTTATAGCTTCATCGATGCTTTCCTGTCTAATCTTTCTTTGCTCTTCTTCATAATCCAAACCAAGAGATCTGTATAGTGTATGAACAGAGACCATCTTTTTCTCACCAACCAATTGGCTTAATTGATTGATATAGTCTGCCATATCAAAAAGATTCATATGGTTCCATTCTATACTAGGAACTATAAGCTTCTTCTCGCCATCACTATAATCCCAGAAATCATGAAGCTGAGCTATAGGTGCAAACACCTTTGTTCTAATCCATTTAGATAGCATGTTTTGGAATTGCATGTATCTTTGTCTTAGAACATCTAAGCTCAAACTACCATTAGCATAAGTTATATCCCCACCCTCCATTATTACTTGGGGAACCATCAAGCCAATGTATATTTCTTTGATCAATTTTTCTAAGTCAGCATTTATGTCTATTACTGTTTGTGCGCCAACCCTTTCAATCGTAACACTTCCGTGAGTAATTATCTTAAAGTCTTTATCATATTGAGCTTCTTGTAGTAATTGTCTCCAGGATTCCAAATCTCCTTGAGTTACTTTATATTCAGCATCAGCACTTCCGCCAAGCTTAACCAAAGTTATTGGATTGATTAAGTTGTCAGCCTGAGCATATTTACATTCTCTTAGTTTATCCCAAAGCATAAGAGCTTTGAAACAAGAAGCTATCATGCTTGTCCCTCTTGTTTCATATGGAGAAATCTTTCTGGCAAGATGAGAAATATAGAAATTATCCAAAGGAATATTTTTACCAGCCTTTACATATCTTACTATCTCTGGTGGCAAACTATTTCTGACTCTTCTACTTTCGGCATCAGTACCACTTACAATCTTCTTAAGCTCTGGATCTGGCTTTAGACTTATTTCTGGTTCACTAGGAACAGCGGTTCTCTTTACATAGATATAATCAGGATTTTGAATAATACATCTCTTCCACTTCATGGTAGCTTCATCTAAATCTAATAGAGGGAATACTTCGCCAATAACAAAATATTCCAAAGCCATCTGAACACATGTGTTTAGAAGATCCATCTCTTCAGCCATAACACCAAAGAAGTCTTCAATTCTCTTATCTGAACATACAATATTCATCTTAGAGATTGGATATGTAGAATGTAAAGATAAAGCATTGTTCACAATTGGATTTAGAGCAAAGTAAGCTCTAGCCCATGCATTCATAGTACCACGGTCTCTAGGAAGGTGAGTGTTACTGGTAAGCCACAAAGGACTATATATTTCAGGACCTTGTCTTATTGTTCCACCAGAACCGCCCCAAGCGGTTCCTAACGAACTTCCCAAACTGCTCATGCCAAGAGCGGCATTCTTTCTAAAATCTAATTCATCAGCAATGCCTCTAGGACCTTTTACTAAAGCAGCATAACCGCTAGAAGTTAGACCACCATCTAATGGTGAATCTTGAGATACTCCAGATCTAAACTCTCCACGGCTTATCTCTCTTGTAATCTCTTGTTTTCTAACACCGCTAACAGCTTTAGCAACACTTACGCCAGGAGTTTGATCTCCACTCCTTCTTCCAAATACAAAACGCTCGCTCTTAGAAACTTTGTCATCCATACATTCCTATATAACTATCCAACAACTCTCATTGCTGGGCAATATACACCAACAGCTAAGCCCTTAGCTTGATCATGCGGTTTATCGGAGAATATCTTTGCGTTGTTCTTAAAACCATTTGATGCATCAAACTTATAAGCGAGATATGCATTTATTAAAGCCATAAGACCATCATTAGGATTTATTCCCTTCGAATACTTTATTTTAACATTCCCATATCTATCGCCTACAGGTTTAGCTACCATACTTGAACAATGATTTATTAACCAAGCAATTTGCTCCCAACTCTTTAATGGAAATCTTACAGAGCCTTTCTTAAGTAACCTCATGAACTCTTCTATCTGATTATCCTTCTCAAATCTTATTGTTTTAGGAAAATCATCTTCATCAAACTTTATTCGTCCTTTTATTTTTGTTCCCATAGCTTCGCTTGCAAGAACCTTTAATCCATATTGATTTTGAAGCTCTCCCATTATGTCATGCCCATAACCAATATCTCCAACAACTCTCTTTACATTATAATTCCTAATTATTTGATCTATTACTTCTAACTTATAAGTGAAATCATTCTTTTTAAGCTTAGTTGCAAACTTTATACTAAATAACTTAGGACCTTCAACTTTTAGAACAACAGCAACGGTATAAGATTGTCCTTTAGGTGAAACAATTACACCTTCTCTGTTGGTAACATTCACATCTATCTTTTTACCCCAGTCAATACCAAGATAAACATTCTGTTCATTAAAACACTCTTCAGGAGTTATTCTTTTAACCATGGCTCTACCGTAATCACCGCACATTGTTTTAATTTGTTCGGCGCTTATAGTAGCAGTATCACTGGAGTAGAACTCACCCAAAACTTCGTTGTTCCACGAAGTTTCATCAGAAAGAGGATTGTTTTCTGGTTTTTGATTTATAATATCTTTTTTCTCAAACAGAGGCATATATAATTGGTTTATATGAAACCCCATATATTTTACTACACGCTCACCTTTTTCATTTAATTCTTCTGGGGAATTAGTATGAATCCACTTGCCTCTTTCAGCGGCTTCTCTTTTATCTTGCAATCTTCCACAATGAACGCATTCAACAATATAACCTCTGGTATCAGGATGAAATTCTGCACACCTAGGATCATTAGCATCTAACCAAATATTCTCCCACTCATCACTATTTGGTGTGTATAGTGGGAAGTGATTTCCACATTTTTCACAACCAAGATGATAATACGATTGAGTAGAAGACATCCACATCTCATAATATTTACTATCTTTAGCTTTTGGTGTTCCCATATATACTTGAACACCGCCCTTCGGTCCATATTTAGACTGAGACAGAGTCTTCAAAGCATTCATTATAGCACGAGGAAACATGTCCTGAACCTCATCAAAGAACATTATATCATAAGTTCTACCTCTTATTCTATCGGCAGCAACACCTAATGAATCTACTTCTATTTTGTTTTCATTTACAAAATACTTGGAATATATAGATTCGCTATTTCTATCATTCATTATTGAATTTATGTAGCTAACAATCTTGCCATATTCATTCTTTACAGGTTTTGATGAATTGATAGCTGCGGAAAGCTTTGACTTAGAATAATAGTTTGCAATATCTAATTGAGGAAAACAATGAGCAACTCTTATTGGAGATCTGCCATGAACACCAAACATTCCACAGCCCATCCAGAATAATTCTAGATTTACGCCCATTGTGGTGGCTCCAACCTGACGACCTTTTACTAGAACTACAGGAAGAGATTCTTTATTCAAACCCTTCAACCCAATATATCTATAAATATCTACGAATGGCTTATAACCATTGCCTCGCAATCTAAATGGGTTGCCGTCTAATGTTAGATAATTTTCGCAGAAGTTTACTGGATCTACATTTAATATAGATGATTTTAGCTTTTCGAATGCTTGTTGTGAGTTAGCCGTTTCATTAGTAAGACTCATCATATTCCTTGCTACTTCCATCAAAATTAAAATATGACATGTTTTTCTGATCTGAATATAGATTTGGAGCGTCTCTTGGTTGTAAAGCTTCCATATAGTTAATCTTATCTTGATTTTGGTTTAACTTAGAGCTTATATATTCAATCAACTCTGCATCCTGAGTTATCCCCTTTAAATCTTCAGGAACTCTATCGTCATATTTTACCGCTTCTTCCAGTTTATTTAAAATATCTACAGTTCTCTCAAACTCTCCACTAGCTAAGATAGCATCTATAGCTTCTTTAATTTCAGGAACATCTAGAATAGAATTTATAGCTTGTTGAGCTACCTTGACACTTTCTTCTTGCATTTCAAGCTCAGCATTAACTTGTTTTATATAATCTTTCAAACCAGCTCTTTCTCTAAAACTCTCTAGATATTCTTCTACACCAACCTTTGGATCAGAAAATCTGTTAGCTATTAAACCGCTTATGTCTCCAGTATTAATGGTTTGCAGATTTTTTTCATAATTGGCTTCTATATTATTTTCCGAGTTTTCAAAATAGTCTAATCTGGTAAGTTTCATATTGCTCCATTATGCATAGTATTGTGTTTGATACTCGCTCATTCTAGATTCTGTAGGAAGTATAAAATCTTCTCCAAAATTAACTCTATCAAGCAATAGCGGATATCCCATATCTTTTATCAATGTAGCAACTTGGAATTTTTCTCTATTATCTAACTCCCATTTGTCAGCCATTGTATTGAAACATTCTTCTATATCTTTACCTGCTTGAACTGTAGTTTCTATACATGTTCTAGCTATGTTTGATATGAGATAAGGAACTGTTACAACTATCTTTCCAGTAGTTGTTGTTTCACCCTCTTTAACTAAACCATACTCTTCAAAAGCTTTCTTACCCTTGCGCTTTTTAAATTTCTTTGAGCGAAGCTTTTCAAGTCTATCTAGCAAACTATCCAAACCCTTTGAGATCTCTTCTCTGGCTTGTTCGGCTTTTGCGGCATCAATCTCTCTCTTGTAATCTTTTCTCATTGCAGCGGAGATTTCTTTATCTAATCTTTCAAAATACGCTATAGCTCTTTCTACACCTGTAGTATCTTTACCACTATGTTTTGGAACTCCATCAAACATGCGCTTAATCCAATCTAAGAAAGAAGCTGTTCCACCCTGTCTATCCCAATCCCAAGGATCTATAGGTTCTTCCGGGACATCTTCTTCAACCTCTACTTCTGGCTCTTCTTCAACAAAGTCATCATCAGTAGCTCCCGGTATCAAATCCAATTTAAAGAATATCTCCTTTGGCTCTGGGTTCTCAACATCTTTATTTTCCTCGCTCCACTCCTCAACTTCTTGAACTACACTGTCAAAAAATTCTTCTAAGGATTCCGAAGGATCTTCATCTACTTCCAAGCTCATAGGAACAACATCTTCTAGATCTAAAAATTGGTTATCTTCTAAAGCTTTTTTCTCCATTTCTTCTCCATATGCATAATTTAATACGAAAAAATTACTTTTAACGTCCTATATATATATGTTTGAATGCACAGAAATACAAATATATTTACTCGTCTCCGTCACCATTCTTTTTAGTTTTTTGTTCTTCGCTAGCGAAGAAGTAATTGTTGAAGTGCTTATAATCTGAATTGAATGGCACTGAAAAAAATCCAAAATCTAAATATGTATTTACCATTGGTCCTGGATTTATAGGTGCTGCACCTAATCCGGCAGCATAGTCTCCAAAACTACATTCAACTTTTTCGTTATCAAATATTACATTTGCAAACTTACATTTTCCAGCATCTTCTCCTCTTGCAAAAGCAAGTATTCTTTTATTAGCTGTTTCAACAAGATCTCTTTCTGTTTCATCTTCCACTTCTTCCAAAGGACACATATCATCTATAAACTTACCAACACTCTTACAAGCTTCAGAAATTGGTAAACCATAAGGACACGACCTTTCCTCATTCTCCCTAACAACACTTAATTTTACTATTTTTTTCATATCGTCAAACCTCTGATATAAGGAATAGTTTTGTTTAAATTCAATATCTTTATCATTTTATTAGTCAATTCTGGATTTATCTTCAAAGATTTTCCAATTCTAGATTTAACATAACCTTCACTAACTTTATTTACTATGTTGTTATTTTTTCTAACCCATTCTATTACTCTCTTAGATGGTGTAAAGTTTAATTTAGCTGATAGGTATACTATTCTTATAATTCTTTTTGGATCATATCCTAGCGTTATTCTTGGAGATAAACAAGTATCTATTCTATTAGCTCTTATATCTTCCATTGCTAAACCTGTAGCATCTATGACAGAAGATAAATTCATAGGCATTAGAAGGGTGTTTATAGTAAAATCTCTACTATACAATTCTTCTTGCATTGGCGTAGGGTTTTTTATACCAGAGCCAATTAATATGTTTTTTATATTAGGTATCTTAAAGTTATTACTAAAATCTATTTTGAATTTATTGTAATCTATTCTACTATGTCCATCATCAAATGTTTTCAATACAGTTCCAGGTAGATTTTCAACAAGTCTATTGGCTAAAGTTTTTGTATCTTCGTTGCCACAAGTTATATCCAAATCTGCAATATTTTCTATTGTCTTCATGTAAACATCACGAGGGAACCCACCAACAAGATATGGTCTAGAAAGATCATTCCTTTTGGCTGTAGTATCTATTGCAGTTAATACTTCTTTTAGAGGCATTTTACACCGCTGGTGTTATAGGTACTTCTCTTTCTGGTGGTGCCGCTGGTGCTGCCGGTTCTGGCACCACTTCTGGAGCCGCTTCTGGTTTCGGTTCTGGTATAGCCTCTACCTCAGCTTTCTCTCTAACAGGTTTTGGTTTCCCTTCTACGGCAGGCACTTCTTCGCTCAAGTATTCTTCCATTTCTTTATCTATGATATTGCCTGGCTTCTTATCTTCCTTTTCAACATCAATTATTGCTTCGCCAGTTTCATCAACGGATGAAATTAATCTAGATAATATCTCTTCTACACGTGTTTGGCAATACTGATTTGATTCCAAAGCTGATCTTGTAGCTTCCGCTAATGATGGGAAGAAACCAGCTAAACCTAAACTATCTAACATTAAGTCTATTATACCAAGCTGCCTAGCTATCTCTCTATTCTGAAACACTCTACTCAAGGCTTCAAGTCTTGTTATAACATCAGAAACTTTTACATCGGCAAACAATCTATCAACATCTTCTTTGCCTTTATCTTCAATACCTTTTGGTTTTTCAGGTTCGTCTTCTAATTCAGGCGCTGGTTCTGGTGGGGCATCTAATGCTGGTTCAATAGGTTCAGGTGGAGCGTCTAATGCAGCTTCTTGTGCAGACTTAACTAACTCTACTACATCAGAAAAAGCAATTTTCTTTTCTTCGTTTCTATTTGCAAATTTTATTAGCTTAACTACGCTGAATATCTCACCAGCAACTCTTTCTAATTCTCTAAGCTCTTCCGTTTCATAATTATACCATGAAGCGCTTTTCTCACCTTTAAACTCATCAACTATCTTATCAAACCTTTCTTCTATACTATCAGGAGTCATCTCGTTTGTTGGATAACCTCTAATCTTTTCAATAAAAGTATCTAAAGCTTTTTTACCTTCTTCAGCAGATCCACCATTTTCGCCACCCTCTTCTCCTCCAGGTCCAGGCATTGGCGGCTCACCACCCATACCCAATTCTGCGGGCATACTATCAAGAGAAGGCATTTGAGCAATCTTATTTAAGGACGATACTATAACATCATCACAATCTTGTTCTTTTAGATAGTTAGCTGTTCTATAAATTACATCTTCAATCATTGATGCTGTTCTTATCCCAAGTATATCACCTTCTAAATCTAGAATGGCTTTCATTATCGTAGAATAAGAATTACCTAGTAAATGAGGACCATCTTTTGTAGATAGAATCTTTTTGATTGAGTTTATTCTTCCCAAAACTTTTTGTTTTGTAATTTCATCACGAGTCTTTTCTGGTTTACCTTTTGGTGGTTCAGGGTGTGATGGTTTGCCTGTAAGCCCAGGAATATGTTGCAATTCTGTTGACATCTCACCAAATAAAGCTATTCTATATAGTTTTCCTATACCCTGCTCTTGTTCTTTAGCCCAGTTTTTAAAGTCTCTTTTTTCATCCATGCTGCTCCAATCTTTTATGACGTAATCTGTAGCCGTACCTCTATCTCCATATAATCTTGTCCTTATAGTAATATCATTCAATGCAGTCTTCCACTTATTCATATCATATTTTTTTATTGGCTGAAGATCATCTCCATAGTTTGGATAAGCTGTTTTAACAAACTTAGATTTAGAAAAATATCTAGCAATTATGTCTTTTATATCATCTGAACACTCTATGTTTTCTGAATTTGCCATAACGTAAGCAAAAACATCTGACATTAACTTTTTATCATATCTACCACATACATACTTTACAAAAATTGGAACATATTGGGAAGCATAATGAAATCTCAATAAAGACTTTTCATCTTTTACACCAAACTTGTTCATCATATAAGCTTCTCTGACAACAAAGCTTCTATATCTTTTATCAGATGTTTTTATTTTAGCAATCTTACTTTTTAAAAAACTGTTAATCATCTTCGCCTTCATCATCGTCATCATCATCTTTTGATGGTAAAAAGTTATTTTCCAACATGGCTACTTGTTTATCTCCATTCAAAAGCTTATTACTTTCTTGGTATTTAAGCTTCTCAACTTTAGAAATTATCTTCTCCATAACTATGGAAGCTGTTTCTAAATCTAACTCTGCCACGGCTTCTTGAATTGCTTGTTGCATTATAGCCGCTTGATGATCTATTGCTTGAACAGTAACATTATGTTGAACTATTTGATCTGGCTCCCCTCTTGCCTTTCTTATCTCTTTAATATACTCAAGAAACTTTCCAAAGTATTGAATCAAAACATAATCCCCTTTATAACTATTTGGGTTTTTAATTGCTTGATTATATAAATGCTCTACCCTACCCTCCATAACATTAAATATCTCAAGCATGCGTTCCTCAACATCAATGTGTTTCTTTAACGCATCCTTCTTAAGCTGGTTGTAGGTCTTGTTCTTGTTTACAACAATATCAAGCTCTTCTTCAACTTCGGCTAATTGTTGCTCTTTGTATTTTTCTTTAAGATCTGCTAGTACAGCCCCCTGAATGTTTAAATGATTTTTTCTAAACTCATCTAGGGTCTGAAAAGCTATATGATTTTTTTTATCGTGTGGGTATTTTTTTTTGAGCCAAGCAGCTACGGAACGTACCGAATCACCGGATGCTAGTTTTGATGTTATCTGATCTCTGTCTGGATGATTTAGGATTTTCCCATATTTTGCTGACATTTTCCATCTTATTTAAACTGAGTCGGTATTTTTACATCTTCGAGGTACGCTGTTTGGTCTTCTACAGAAGTGCCGGGGACTTTTTTGCCGTCCAACATATATCCTTCTTTTGGATCTATTTGTTCGCCGGTATCAACATTTACTATATAGCCACCCATTTGTGTCCAAGGAGTACCAGGAGAACCTGGAAAACTTCTAGTGGATAATGGAGCTTGTAAAGGTCTATAAGTATTGTTCTCTATATCATCTATATTATGTGCGCCTTCACTTTTTTTTTGAGCCGTCTTTTCTTTTGATCTCTTTTTTATATCTTCAATTTTTTTATCCATTGCTTTCTTGAACTTTTCTTGTTCATCTATTGACGAAGACATTGTTATTAAGATCTCATCTATTAGACTAGCTTTCTTCATTAAAGTTGGGTCTCCAGAATTATCAAATTCATTAGCCATTGATACTAGATTCTCAAGAGCATCGCTCATATCAAATTCATACTTGTTAGTATCTTCTATTCCAGAAGCAAGTTGTATATCCATAGCGGCTTTTCTAAGTATTGCGGCAGCTAGAACATTAGCATTAGCAGCAACACTCAAAGAATTCTCATCAAACTCTAACAAACTAAAAATCTCATTATCTGGGTTATCTAACCACCCAGCAAAACTCTTTAGTAAATCATAAGCAAATAAGTGATTTTGCTTTTTAAGCTCTTTGTCCTTTTTATCTAAGTTATTCAAAATACACCTTTATGCGAAAACTTTGCTTGTATTAAACAACACACCCTCATAAGTATCACCAATGCCTTCTCTATACTTAGGTATACACTCGCCCTTATCGTTTTGTGCAACCTTGCTAAGAGGTAGATTCAAGTGACCACACATTGGTTCTTGATGAGTTGGAGATTTTACAACCTTATTACATCCTTTCTTTGTTATAGAAGCTGTCTTCTTTAATCCATCTAAGCTTCTCATATACTCAGTCAATCCTCTTGAATATACTTCAGGGCTTGCAGTTTGAGACAAAACCAGCAATGCATCTTCAGCAACTCTATAATTACCCTTATCAGCAGCCTCAACTATAGCTGTAACTAATTCGCTAGGCTTTAATCCATAATAAGGAGAAACTGTTGCAACCATCTTTGGATCAGATATTTGGTTTGAAATTACTTTTTCAATACCTTCTTTTGTAAATTCAAATACGCTATCTTCAACAGCCACTATTGAAGGAATCATTGGTTTATTATTTTGTA